TAACATAGGATTTCTCTCACACCCGTATTATTTAGAGGTACAAAAAAGGGCACCCGAAGGTGCCCATAAGGGTGTTCCGATTGTAGAGTGTGCCGCACGAAAGACACACTCATATTTAGATCAGAAAGAATACTTCAGACCGACCTTACCGCCATATCCACGGTCGATGTCGCTGTCGCCAGAACCGACGAAGGAGACTTCACCGTATGCACCGAGCTTCTCGGTAACGGCAACGCCAATACCTGCCTTACCAGAAGGAACGGTATCGCTGTCGCCACCGTCAGGAGACAGAAGGGTAGCACCACCCTGAACGTAGTACGAAGCATCTTCACCGAGAGAACCCTCGTAGCCTACATGGAAATCTGTAGCAGCACCATTGTAATCCGAGCCAGTCCAACCAGCATTGGTTTCTACGTTAACGTAGGGTCCTGCAAGGGCAGCACCAGGAGCAGCGAAAGCAGCAGCTGCAGCGGCAGCAGCGAAAGCAGTTTTAATCATAGTTGTTTTCCTTTTAGAGTTACTTGCGGAATGGTTACCCGCAGATGAAGGATGAGGTTTTCCCCATCGCATGAATACAATTTATCAGGTCTGACCCAGAAAAACAACCCCCCTTGTGCCAGTTTTATATACGGATATCCTAACAATCAGTTAAGTTTAATTAATGCACCCTTGATAGTAACGTCTCCAACTGCTGTTACTGAGTATGCTGCACCAGCAATCTGTGTTATCGCACCAGTTGCTGTCTGCGTAAGTGCTGCTCCTGCTGCCATTGTCAATGCAGCACCTGCAGTGATTGTAGTGGCACCACCACCTGTTACCGTGTTCGATCCGCCTGCTGTGTTGTCAATTGCTCCACCAGCAACCGTGCTAACCGCTCCACCTGCTTTATTACTGATAAAGTCAGCAGAATCGTATGTCTGACCACCAATAGCAGTCTTAACACTATAAGATGAATCTCTTGCTTTTATCAAAGGAACCTTGAAAGGATTACCAGCAACAATATGTTGTTCGCATCCACCAACGAGAACTTGATAATCTCCAAGAATATTATGACCGATGTGACCAGGAGAGACAATATTAACACTAGCACGAGGGTCAAAAGATAAGGTGCTATCTTCACCGACACCAAATGTCATTCTCTGTCCAATGATAATCTCTTTATCATTATTTGTTATTTTCTCAACATTACCAGCAACCATGGAGATAGCACCACCACCCGCTGATCCTGCTTGAATAAGCACTTGAGATCCACCAATCAGCATTAGTTCTTCTTCTGCTGTGATAATAATCTTCTTCGCCTTAATGTGCCTTTCTGATCCAATGGCATCTTCTACAATATCACCATATGCAAGAATATTGAGTGCTTCAGTATCTTCTTCTTCCGTTCCTTTATTGTATTCAATATAGGATTTTCCTTCATGTTTTTGCTGCTGACCATTAGTGAAAATGCATAGTTTTCCACTGCCAGCACCCTTCTCAACATTCTTTTCTCCCGTTCTAAGGACAATTTTGCCATCAGACTTTAAGGAAATAAATCCACCATTATCTGATGGACCATCAATTCTAAGTGCTCCAGAACTTTTGTCTGGAAGTTGTCTTTCATAAATTTCAGCACCAGTTAATGTACTCTTTTGCCATGTTCTATATTTTGGTCCACAACCAAGATCTTGAGACTCATCAGGAGTAGTCTGCTTAAAAACATCTGTTGGGTACGAGGTAGCAGCTTGTTTGGTCATGGGCAATCAACGTAACGTCCAGTTCCAATCTTAGTGGAACCAATTGTGGTAAGTGCAATAGTATCTAGACATCTCATAGAGGGTATTAATTTAGCACCAAATCCTCCGCCACCAACAATAATAATTTCTGGGAATGTATCATAAGTTCTTGTTCTATCAATTACTCTTCCACCAATAACAAATCCATCATCATTGATAACTGCTTCAGCAACATCAGTTCTGCCATCAACGTAAATTGTTGGCACTTCTGTATATCCATTTCCTGGTCTAATCAAGGTAAATGTATCGATAATACAACGAACGTCAGCAGATTCTGCTGTATTTAATTTGTAACCAAATCCACTTGTCTTAATTCTAATCTCTGTAATATATCCATTCACATCAAGCAATGGAGTAGCAGATGCTCCTCTACCTGCACCACCAATAAAGATGTAAGGAGGTTCTGCCCAAGGAGATCCTGGATTGTCAATAGGAATATCAATGATTCCTCCGCCTGGGTCTGTGATAATTTTTCCTGGATCTACACTAGGCAACCTAAACTCAACAGGAGCATTTTCTGGAGTCTCTCCAACACCTTCATCCAAATCACCGAAATCATCTGGACCCTCACCATTATCTTCCGCTGGAGTAACTAGAACATCAACAAAGTTTCCAATACCTGTTAGAACAAATCTTAAAGTCTCTTCCTCTTCAACTACACCATCCTCTTCCAATCCAACAGTGACTTTACCTTTGTTGTTATTAATAACAAAAGATCCTGTCAGATTTCCTCCAATGATATCTTCTTCTGTTATACCATCACCTATCAGGTTGTAGTATAGAATAGTACCATTAACTACATTCTCGGTAGTAATTGTATATACAACAAATTCTCCCTCTTTGACAACAGATTTATCTGCAGTAACGTTATAAGTCTCAATATTACTTACAGTATCTGGATCTGGAGCAGCGACTCCTTCCGTGGGAGTTACTGTTTTTACTTCATCAGTAAATGTTTCTTGCAACTCATTTTCAGGATTGAATGGTTGTGGATCATAAGGATTGTATGGTTCTTTTTTATTTTTTTCAGTAATCGTACATTTAGCGATGTTCTTGATAAAAGATGTTTTATAGTTTGCTTTTGGAGAGTTTTGTGATAGTTTAATGTAGAAATATTCATCACCCTCACTTTCAAGATCAAATAGCGTGGTGACAGGAATTTTTTTAGATGTCTCTCCTGGAGCAAATCCCAGAATACCAGACAATTCAAAATAATCAACTCCTGCTGTTGCAGTTCCTTTGGAAACAAGAGTTTTGTATTTTACAGAAGATGCGATATCAGTAATTCCACTTCTAGTTACAATAAAGTTACCTTGCTGTGCTTCTTTTACTTCAATGTCTTGAATATCATAAGTGATTGCAGGTCCGCCTGATACTGTTGTGCCATCAGGATTTGTTGTAGTTCCAGTAGTTACTGTTGGTAGAGGAACTCCTCCAGTAAATCCTACAGTAGTAACATCTAAAGTATTTCCTGAATATGCCTCATCACAAACATACTGTGTATAATCTGCACCTGTTGCTGGGAATAGGTTATCAATATCACCCAATAACTGATCTAGGAAATCTTCTCCTTCTCCATCTTCACCCTTCTTTTCTCCAGTGGTACATACTGTCTTATACTTAGCACACTCTGTATTAGGTCCAGAACAAGAGATACCAAGAAGATCTAAGACAAAGTTAATTGCTCCACCGATAATGTTCAATGGCGCTGCAATAGCACCAAGGATAGATTGGAGAGGTCCCAAAACACTTCCAAGAATTTCTTCCATCAATGAATTTATCTGGGACATGATGCCATTAACCAAAGCATCAATCTGACAAGCAACTGCTCTGTAGATCTGATTTACCAATCCCATGAGGACATCAGTTAGCCACTTCTCTAGACGTTCGCCAAGATCTGCCATCTGACATCCAAGGTCTTTTAACATGTTATTGAAGAACTCAGTAACAGGTGTTAAGATGTTTCCCGTTTCAGATGGGAACAACGTTGCTTGAATGAGATCTTTAACTGCGTTCTGCAGTTTCTCGATAATAAAACCTTTTACTTTGGCAATAAAACTGGATATAACTAAACTTGCCTTTCCAACATATTTTCTAGCAATGTCAATTCCGTCATTAATGCCACCAGTTGCGGAACTTACCAAATAAGTTCCAATGTTTCCATTATTTCTTTGGATTTCATATAAAAACTCACCCATGATGGTGGTCATTTTTGAGGTGACATCTTGGTCAGAGCATTTTTCTGCTACAGATTGACACCAGTCTTCATCTTTCTCTCCAGTAACCTTTCTAGTGGGAACATTTACTCTAGGGTTTCCATCTCCGTCACATGTTCCGTCTGGTAATCCACCAGTTCCAGTATTTTTTCCTGTTTCGGATTGGTCTTTTGTTTGTCCGTAATTCTCCGTGGTTCCTGTTCCAGACTCTTTCTGAATAGGAGAACCAGCATCTACCTCATTAATTTGAGGAATTGCAGTAGTAAATGGAGGAGTATCAGGTGTTCTCTCTACAAATACTTTTGTTGCACCTGGGGTCATACCAATAGACCCCATGATAATGGGTTTTTGTTTTTCTGTGTCTAAGTAAAATCCAATAACCCAGCATCCAATCTCAAGTTGATGATGACCACCACCACTGTTGCCAGGAATATAAGGAATATTCACTGGCAGCATCATTGTTGCCCATGGCAGATCCGCAGTGCTGACTAGTTCAGGATCACCTGGATGATCTCCAACAATTCGCACTTTACATCTATAACCGCCTTTGTTATTTTCTTCATCAGAAGCGGTTCCCTCAACTTGTCCTACCCACCAATTAAAACCATCGTTACCAATTCGTTGGGTGGGAATAATGCTGGATATAATATTATCCATATTACTTAGTTATCATGCAACTTACACTCAGGTGCGCCTGGTTCTTGGTCACAGTAGAGTTCAAGTGGTGTAGGATCGTGATGATCTCCTGCTTCAATCTCTTCTTTGTGATGCTCAACCCAATCTTCTAAATCATGCAGTTCTCCCTCAATGTGACGACGACGCTGAGGTGATAATTGAGGATTAGCAAGTTCCTCTTTATCTGCTGCAATATGCTTCTCGATACTTTCCATGGGTAGTTACCTCCGTACAAATTATTTAGCTACCATGATTAGATTCTACATCACCGTAAGAATCTCGCATTAATCTTAAGGTTGTTGTAAACCTTCCATTTGTTCCTGATGTAGAATCATAAGTATGAGTAACTTCTTGTATCAAATACACGCCGCTACTCTCTTGATCATATGGTTCGTCATCAACTCTAACTGTTGGAGCTTTATTGACTAATTTGATGTCAATTGTGTCTCCTGCACAAATTTCAGAGTTGCCTGGAATTACAATAGTTGCAAGTTGATGCTTCAGAAGTTCATAACGCATAAGTGATTGCGCTGCGAAGTGTTTGTGAAAATCACAAAACTCACTAGGACTGTCTGCGCCATCTTCTTCTTCATAAGATGCAATTCCTGGTTCATTATACCACGATTCATGATCTAGTAATGCAGAGACAATCCTGGTTGGATAGTCAGAAACATTTTTATCGCCAAATGATATCAATGATGGAGTATTCTGTACTCCTAGATGCTTCATATCTTTGTAAGCATCTTCAACACTGTAATGATATTCATGATATTGTCCAGTTGAATGATTAAAGAAAACCATCAAAGTAGAATATTTTCCTTTTCTCATTGATGACATTACATCAACTTCAGAATTAAACGTTGCTTGAGAAATTGAAAATCTATCATCAGCACCATCACTCATATTTGCGGGTTTTTCAATATATGGTCCCCAGGTGTCTTCATTATCTGTCTTCAATAGACTATCGACTGAGAAGAAATTATAACCTCTTTTGTTTTCCCAGAAAAAATATCCAGCACTACCAGAAACAGTCTCTTTTTCATTACTGGTGGCACTTCCACTTTTACTGCCAGATGATGGAGTTCCACCACTCTCAACACTCTTGACTACTAATGATGCAATTATATCAAATGGTCTTCTATTAGTTGGCAACATTTTTACAGCAAATTGTGTTGTTGCTTTTTCTGGGTAGATATTCTTCTGTGTCTTTAGATCTTCTCTGAGAATTTTCTTGATAATATCGTCAGGTTTTCCAGTCAGTGGTTTCATCAATCTGACACATTCATTATTAAGTGCCTCTACAGAAATCAAACCTAAAGTATATGCTTGCGTTTGATTTTTTGCATATCTATTGCCTACTTTCCAAACAACCATTTGATACTCGGTTGGTTCTTCACTAGAACTAGTCTGAACTGTAACCACAACTGTTTCACCACCCTGAATAGGTAGATCATTCAGAAATCCAGCACTGTCAGCAACGGTCATTGTTGCTGCAACAAATGGACTAGTGATACTTTCAACATAAGAGAAAGTATTAACCATTTGTTTGATATCATATCCTTCTGTTTCGCCAAGTTTGGCGATAGAAACACTTTTCAGAGAAAAGTCTGATGTAGTCTGTTTTTCTTCCATTATGCTAATGATCTAAGTTTTAATTCCTGGAATGCAGAAAGTCCAGTTTGATCCATTCCAATACCAGCAGATACTCCATTTGGAGTAATCTGACCATCAGATCCACCAGCAGCAGTGTAGTAGTTATTGATAACAGTTGGAGAACCTCCTGATGCACTTGCTCTAGCAACTTGTGCTGAAGTTGCCATGATTGGCGTACCTGTATTTGGTGCTACTGGTACTGCGGCAATGGGACCAGGAGCAGATGGTGGTGTTGCTGCTGCTGGTGAAGCTGATGCTACTGATGGTGATGCAGGAGCAGATGATGGTGGAGCACCAGGAGTTGCATTTGCTGTGGCAGGTGCTTGTCCACCAGGCATTCTATATAAAGTTCCTGTACCACCATAATAAGCATTATATCCCGCTGCTGTAGAGGACCAACTCATTGATGCCTTGCCTGATGAATTAGACAGGATCATCTTATTGTCAGTTGCAACACCAATGTGTGCTTGTGGTGGAGACTTCTGATCCTTCATGACGAATACATCGCCAGGTTGCATTTGATTATATGGAACTTGCTGCCATCCTGCCGCAATCATTTTTTCTTCAGCAGTAGGAACATAGAGTGCTGATCCCCATGGTGGCGTAATTCCTGCTTTATTGAATACTTTATTTACAGCATAAACACAACCATTTACACCACCATCAGGACCACTAGCGGTACTCATTCCTTTCAAGCTATTTGCTGCTGCAGCAAGTGCAGCACCACCACCTGTTCCTTGTGGTGTTGATGGAGCAAACTGAGCATCAGCAGTCAACATACCACTGTTACCTGCAGTATTGAAGATATGATTGCCTAATTTAGTTCTATTGACATTCTGTGACTTGTCATTGAATGCAGCACCAGTTCGGAAACCAGTTGATGCCATAATATTATTGACCTGATCAGCAGACATTCCAGATGCTTCAAGATTGCCACGTAGAGATGCACTATTACGTGCCATCTCCAAAGCTTTCATTGCTCTTGCTTTTTCTTCAGGAGTTAGTGCTCTCTTCAGTTTACCTTGAGATACTGGTTGATATTGACCTTTAGCATTGATAACATCCATGATGCTACCACTATCTGCCATGAATGTACCAGCACCTACTTTACCGCTCTGGATAAGACCTGCTCTATTCATGACAGATCTTGCAACTGCTGCCATTCCAAGTTCACCCTCACCGCCTGCTTCAGCGATCATTAGGCGCATTAAGTAATCTTCTTCATCACTGCCCATATTGGCATTTTGCAATCCACCGCCACCGCCACCGCCATTATTAACTCCAAATACATTATTAGCAAAATTGCCAATGTTATCAATCAACCCACCTGCAAGATTTCCTAGAAGTGGTCCTAACATCATCTTGAAAACATCACCAAAAATTTTAAAACCACCTTTAGTTTCAAAATAACTCTTGAGACCCAAAGATTGAAGGTCAGCAAATTCCTGCTTTGATCTCTTTTGCGCTTCTAAAATACCTTCACCAAACATTCTAAAGGTATCTCTACCACGTTTTCCTTCAAGTGGAAATA